TAAAATCACCTATGATAATTACGCTGCGCGTTACTATCGGCAGGACATCGCCAAAGCCGTTATAAATCGTCCAATTCAGTATACGTGGAAGGGACCCTTAGTGATCGGGGAGTCCGGAACCGTTGAGGAAACTCAGCTCGAGAAGGCTTGGAAGGAACTCGAACGCAAACTGAAACTCAAAAATAAGTTTATTCGGCTGGACAAACTTACGTCTATTGGGACTTATGGCGTACTGCTGTTGGGGTTCAGTGACGTCAAAAGTCAAGAGGGTTTTCTCGAACCCTTGAAAGAAGCAAAGGACTTGGAACTGCTTTACGTCAAGCCTCTGGCGGAGGTCCACGCCAAAATAAAATCTTACGTGAGGGATACCAAGGACCCACGTTACGGGCTACCTAATACCTATACCATTGACTTTTCCGATCCCGTGGACGGCGTGCCGGACGGCACCACTTCGACGAGTTTAACCGTACACCATTCAAGGGTGCTACACGTGACCTCCGAGATGTTGGAAAGTGAGGTGCAAGGCGTTCCCGTGCTGGAGTCCATATACAACCGCCTATATGACCTTGAGAAACTCATTGGGGGTAGCGCCGAGATGTTCTGGCGCGGGGCACGCCCCGGATTTCAGGGTATCGTCAAGGACGACTATCAATTGACTTCCGGTGTGGAAGCCGACCTGCAGGCTCAGATCGATGAATACGAGAACAATCTCAGGCGTTTCTTTGTGAATGAGGGAATCGAACTCAAGGACCTCTCCCCGCAAGTAGCAAATCCGGGGGACCACGTCGACGTACAAATACAAATGATTTCTGCGGCCACCGGTATTCCCAAGCGGGTACTAACTGGGTCGGAACGCGGTGAACTCGCATCTGGACAGGACCTTACGTCGTGGTACTCCACGGTGCAATCCCGTAGGGAGGAACACGCCGAGACCCACATTCTCAGGCCGTTTATCGATTTGATGATAGACCATGGTGTGCTTCCGGAGCCCTCCACGGGGGAGTATTTCGTGGAATGGGCTGATCTCTTCGCGGCTTCCGATAAGGAACAGGCTGAGGTCGGACGTATCCGGGCAACTGCCCTCCGGGAATTCGTACAGAACCCGCTGGCGACTTCCGTACTGCCTCCTGAGGCCTTTATGAAGTGGTTCTTGGGTTTGGAACCCGATCAGGTCGAACAGATTCAGAAAATGACCAGCGAGATGATGGAAGAAGAACAACGCCTTTTGTTGGAACAGGCGTTGAAGTCTACTGGCACCGAAGCACCTGAGGGACAACCCGCAGGGAAGTTTAGCATGAACGGCAGCGATGACAAGTAATACCCTGATACAAAAGCCTCTTAGGCTGGTGGTGAATCAATACGATCCCACCAGGACTTTGACTCTTCGCAGTGCGTTTGCCAAAAATATGAACGGTAGGTTCAATGCATTGACCAAAGCCATAAGGCAGGCTGTCGTGGCTCAGGATTGCTTCGGATTGCAACTGCAAGTGTTTGCGGAGTTAAACACCCCGATGCCCCGGGCCTTTGATTTTCCCAGGTCGCAAGATAAAATCGCGGCTTTCATGCAGTGGTTGCGCCAGCAGGAGCAACTCGGTATTCTGGAAACCGCTACTTTGAGCAGGTTTGGTTCGGGAATAGAGGATGTGTGGACCGACATCTACATTATGGATTCCTACAAGCGGGGGATCATCAGGGCCCGTCAAGAATTGAGGAAAGCGGGATACGACGTTCCCGATATAGACGCCAGTGGCGGGATTGAAGCCGTGATGGGGGGACCCTTCCACGTGGACCGCGTCGGTGTGCTTTACACCCGGGTCTTCGAGAGTTTGAAGGGTATCACCAGTCAGATGGACGCGCAAATCTCACAGGTTTTGGCTCAGGGCCTGATAGACGGTGACAGCGCCGCGTTTCTCGCCAGAAAACTTGTGGCTACGATAAACGGGACCAACATGGGGGAACTCGGTATCACTGATTCCCTGGGAAGGTTCATTCCAGCCAAACGCAGGGCTGAGATGCTGGCACGTACCGAAATCATCCGGGCGCACCACTTGGCTAACATCCAAGAATATAAAAACTGGGGGGCGCTTGGCGTCACGGTTATCGCGGAGTGGAGCACTGCCGGCGACGACCGCGTCTGCCCTGTTTGTGAGATTATGCAGGGGAATAAATACACCCTGCAAGAAATAGAGGGAATGATTCCGGCACACGTGCTTTGCAGATGTATGGCGATTCCAGTTATAAAACAATGACGGATAAACTACAAATAGCGGTACCCTATTATGAGGCTCCCAAGATGTTGGCCTTGCAGATAATGTATTGGGAGAAACTCGCGGAGAGGATCGAGGTGTACATCGTAGACGACGGCTCCCGGAGGTATCCCGCACGGGAAGTCATCCGAAAGAAAGGTGTGTCGTTTCCCATCAACATATTTGAAGTCACGGAAAACATCCCATGGAATCATGCCGGGGCCCGGAACTTGGCGATGTCCTTTATTCAAGACGGCTGGGCTCTGCTCACGGATCTCGATCATCTCGTGACACACGCCATGGACTATCAGTATTTGGACGAAGACGTGGTGTATAGACCCGTCAGGTACCACTGCAAACCTGTGGGGGGCAACATACGCATTCACCCACATTCTGATTCCTACGTACTAACTAAAGACATGTTTTGGTCTATTGGTGGGTATGACGAGACCTTCACCGGGTACTGGAACGGTCCATTTGAACCTTTCCGGAAAGCCATGAAACGTCAGGTGCCGATGGAGGACACCGATACCGTGTGGTTGTCACGGCGTTCAAACGATACCGTGAAAGACGCCAATATCACGGAATGGGGCAGGGAAGGCAGCGAATACGATATTCGTTTGAATCCAACTATGCGGAGGAAACAACGTGAGGCAATGCGTAGTTATAACCCTAAAATACTACAATTTGAATGGCACAGGGTGATATGATACCGTCAATGACACCGGAGCGCGTCCACAGTTATTTATGGTCTATTGGCCGTGAGTGGCAGGGCAGGGGTACCGCCATGGAGTTAGGCTGTTGGCTGGGAGCCAGTAGCGTACCGCTTTTGGCCGGGTTGATTGACGCCAAATACGACCTGCCGTTTTGGGCTTTTGATCGCTGGCGTATTGACACCTATCAGGTGAAAGAAGCCAAAAAACAAGGCGCGGACCTCATTCCCGGGGCCAGTTCTAAGTCGTTGTACCTGCAAAATGTATCGGGAATTTACGAAAACGTGCGTGCGATTCAGGGGAACCTCCCCAAGTCTTTGGAGAACTACGACGGCAGCCCCATTGAAATCTGTGTTTTTGACGCCCCAAAAAAGGATCCGGTTTTCACTTTGTGTATGAAGTATTTGGAACCTTTATTTGTTCCAGGCGTAACAGTCTTAGGACTACTTGATTATTACTCATACGAAAAGCACACCGGAAGACAAGCATATAACCTGCTCACCCCCATACGATTTATGGAAAAATATGATGATTGTTTCACCTTGATAAAGCACTGGCCGGAATTGTGCTCCTGTGCTTTTTTCAAATACGAGAAACCCGTGGATTGGGATCGTAGTAATTCTGTGAGTTATGGCAGGTAAGGTAAAAAAATATCAAAAGGGTGACATCCACACGTGTAGTTTTGCGCTGGTGGATTTCACCATGAGTGAAAAGATTGAAAATAGTACTACTTATTTGGTAGTCCCTGTAGTTATGATGCGGGAAGGCGTACACAATGGCAGTGGGGGCCGCGGCTTTTACAGCGCGGAAGCCCTTGCCGAAACCCCATCTGACTGGGACGGGTTCCCCGTTGTGGTGAACCATCCCATGGAGGACGGCCAATATATTTCAGCGGCTTCTGAAGACGTTGTGAAAGTAGGAAAAATAGTCAATGCTCATTACGATGATGGACTCAAAGCAGAGGCGTGGTTGGACGTGAAACAGCTCGAAGCGGTTTCGCCCACAACTTTGGCAAAGATCAGGCAAGGACATCCAATAGATGTGAGTATTGGTTCATTCAATGCCGTTAGTTACACTGAAGGTGAGTGGAACGACGAAGTTTATGAGTACACTGTTGAACATATCCTACCGGATCACTTGGCTCTCCTGCCCGATGAGCAAGGTGCATGCAGTTGGGAAGATGGATGTGGTGTACGTGTTAACAAGAAAGGAGGAAACATGAAAAAAGAGCAATTGGAAGTATTCCAAGAGCTGAACCAGCAGGGGCTGGCAGTGACTCCCATCGTTAACCAGCAGGGATTCCATCAAATTCTGGAACTCTTATTTAATGAGGTTCAGAAGATGAACGCGGAAGACGTGTATCATTACGTTGAAGAAGTGTATGATGAATTTTTCGTTTATCGAAAGCGAATCTATGATGGAGGCGGTGAAACTCTGTACCGACAGGATTATTCCATCGATGCTGAAGATAATTTGGTATTGAATGGGCTGCCTGTTGAAGTAAAACGAAAGGTGACGTATGAGACCATGCAAATGAGACGTACAACGCCTATTAATAACTCTAACAAAGGAGGAACAAAAATGAGTGACGAGAAGAAGCCTTGTTGCGAAGCCAAAGTGGATGCCCTCATTGCAAATGAGCACTCCAAATTTGAGGCGAAAGACAGGGAATGGTTGCTGGAACTCAATGAGAAGCAACTGGAGAAGTTGACTCCTTCCGAGCCCGAGATTAAAGCAAATGCTGAGGAGGCCATCAAGACCTTCAAAAGCACGCTGAAGTCTCTGGACGACTACATTGACTTGATGCCTGAAATGATGGCCAACCAAGTCAAAGAAGGGGTCAAGGCCTACAAGGCCAAGCGAGACGCTCTCGTGAAGAGCATAACGGACAACTCCGAGTTCTCCGAAGATGAAGTCAAAGACTTCACCGACGAAGTGCTGGAGAAAATGTCTAAATCACTAACCAAAGACGAGCAAGATTTCTCGGGACAAGGTAATCCGCCTGCGGTGAATACCGGAGGCGATGAAGAGCCGATGTACCCTGTTGGAATTGAGTTTGATAAATAAAAAAGGAGGAACTGAAGATGGCACGTAGAACCATTAAAGTGAAGAATCATTCCGACGTGAATGAGGAGTACATTGCTGCTGCCGCCGTAACCCCTGGTATGCTTCTGGAAGTAACCAGTGCGGGTAAGGTTCAAGCACATTCAACCTCCGAAGGAAATGCTTCCGCGTTGTTCGCCGTTGAGGACGAACTGCAAGGTGGGGACATCGACACGGCTTATGCCGCTGATGCCCGAGTGTTTTGCTGGGTGCCCAATCCCGGAGACATCGTGAATGCAATTCTGGTTGACGGAGAGAACGTCGCTATTGGGGACCTTTTGGCGTCCAATGGAGATGGAAAACTGAAGAAGCACGTTGCGGATGAGATTTCCGCAGGAGAGGATATTTCTCCCGAGCCTATTGTAGGCGTTGCTGTTCAGGCTGTAAACCTGTCCGACAGCTCCGGTGGCGATTCCAGCGGAGATTTGGGATACGATAAGCGAATCCAAGTTCGAATCAAGTAAAAAAGGAGGATAAGAAAATGGAAACGAAAGTTGATCTCGTATCGAATGGTCAGAGTAGCAGCGCAGTAGCACGTACTTTAATGACCAATGGACGCACCGACGCCGGGGCCTACAAACCTTACCTGAATAGTAAGGGGCAGCCCTGTGTAACTGTGTTTACAGGTGGCGATCCTAAGAATAAAGCTAACTACAAAACCATCCAAGTCAATGCCGCTACCCTGAGAAGGGATGAGTGGAAACAGCTTGACGAGGCCGTTATCAAAATTGCCGAGAGTCGCCTGAACGGTGTTCAGGACCTCGTAAGCAAGGGACTGGTATACAACCTCGGAAATGGTTTTGGAACCACTGTATTGGAATGGCATGACGTGAGTGACGCGCTGACCGCCGAACTCACCATGGATGCAATCACCCGCGCGAAGAACGACCGGGTGGAGTTCCAGCACAACTATCTGCCTATTCCGATTATCCACGTTGATTATGAAATCAACGCAAGGGTATTGTCAGCAAGTAGGAACATGGGGAATCCCTTGGATACCACCATGGCCGAACGCGGCGGTCGGAAGATTGCAGAGAAATTGGAGCAAATGCTCTTTACGGATACCGATTTTGCCTATGGTGAATTGGATTCACGTTCCAGAAACAAGATTTACTCTTACGTGAATCATCCCGACAGGAATCAGGTTACCCTGACCACTGGCTGGGATGACAGCTCTAAGAGTGCTCGTAACATTCTGGATGAAGTCCTTTCCCTGAAGCAATCTTCCATCAATGCCTATCACTATGGCCCGTGGATGCTGTACATCCCGACCGCGTACGAAACCGTCTTGGACGAAGACTACGAGGATACCGGAACCACAGCAACCGGAGTGACCATCCGTGAAAGAATTGAGAAGATCAGCGGAATCCAAGGAGTGAAGGTTGTTGACACTTTGCCTGCAGACAATGTCGTACTGGTACAAATGACCTCTGACGTGGTTCGCCTCGTTCGTGGCATGGGTATCCAGAACGTACAGTGGGGAGAAGAAGGCAACATGGTCTCCAAGTTCAAGGTTATGACAATCCAAGTCCCGCAAATCCGTAGCGATGCTAACGGAACTTCGGGAATTGTTCATTTGGCATAATTCAGAGTATTCACTAATCAAGTGAATCTCTTAGTTTTTTAATCATTAAAAACAAAAAAATGGAACGAACAAAAAATTCAGAGGAAGTCCGCTTTCAAAAAATTGGGGGTGGCTCTTTGTATTTATCAAAGGGTGTTCCCAAAAGGTATCGGATCATTAAGCCAGGTCAGTTTTTTACTGCCCGTCGAGATGAGATTCCGGAAGCCTTTAAGGATACCGT